GGTATTTCTGCTCCTGTGGTGGCTGTCGTTGCGATTATTGCAACGCTGGTTGCTGCCTTTGTGCATTTGTGGAACACCAATGAGGACTTCAAAAACAGCATTTTTTCCATCTGGGAACAGATAAAGTCTACCTTTGAACGTCTGACATTCGGAATCGTTGACAGAGTGAATGCATTGGGCTTTAACTTTCAGAGTTTCGGCGATATGCTGAAATCTCTGTGGAACGGTTTGTGCAGTGTGCTTGCCCCTGTATTTGAGGGTGTATTTCAGCATATTTCGGATATTTTCACCTTTGTGACGGATACTATTCTGAGCGTGCTTGATGTATTTATCGGCTTATTTTCGGGAAACTGGGAACAGTGCTGGAACGGTATCAAAGGCATTTTTACAGGTATCTGGGACTTTGTAGTCAACCAGTTCAGCAATATTCTGAACACACTGACAGGTGTGGCAGATGTATTTCTCGGTTGGTTCGGAACATCATGGGATGAAGTCTGGACAAGTATAAAAGATTTCTTCGTTGGAATCTGGGACAGCATTTGTTCCGCTTTTCAGGCTGTTGCTGACTTTTTCACAAATATCTGGAATGCAATCTCCACGTTTTTTACAACGATAGCAACTGCGATCTATACCACAGCGGTTACGATTTTTACTTCTGTATATGACTTCTTCGCAGGAATTCTGACCAGTATTCACGACTTTTTTGCCAACATTTTCAATGCAATATGGACGGTTATTTCAACTGTCTGCACCACTATTTACGACACGATTTCAAGCATCTGGAATGCGATTTACAGCTTTATTTCGCCTCTTTTAGAGGCATTTAAATATCTGTTTGAAACCATTTTTCAGGCAATTCATATCATTATCAGCAATGTGATGGATTGGATTTCGGAAAAGATACAAACCATATGGAATGCGATTGTTGCATTTCTTACCCCTCTGCTTGAGGGGATTAAAATGTTTTTTGAAACAATATGGAATGCTATTTA